AGGCTGCCGTAGTAATACGGAGTCGGAGCGTCTGATTTATCCAGCCCCACAAATTTGTATGTGAACAAGTGCTTCTCCAAAATTAGCGGCGCAAGCCGCTCGCATATAGGCGGGACTATAGCACGAAGTTACGGTACTCGCGTACTACCGAAAATGTTACTTGCTAGCTATAGTGAGACAGTTTATATTCTAGTACCTTAGAATCCGATAATATCGCGTTGCGATCCAGTGACTCAACGATTTCGTGCAATTCGGCCATCGCTTGCACCGGAGTGACACGTCCACCTTTGTAGTCCTTCCAGCGTCCGTACGACTCGGTGATTGTCCGCACGGTGTCCTTGCCGTCTCTGTTTTGCACGGCAAGGATGGATTCGGCGATTGGCCGCAGACTTGTATCGTATTTCTGGAACGTGAGTGCCTTGCGGTCGCACATACGCTGAAGGTGGTCAAGGACAAGCCCTGTCCATGAATCGAACGACACATCAAAATCGCCGGTCGCTAAGGCATCGTCTGTAATCGCGTCTCTGTATTCCAAGACATCTCTTTCTTCATAACCCGTGCCGGAATCGTTCACCATAAGTCTGCGGATAGAACGCATACCATGCTGGCCGATGGGCCGTCCGCCGTTCGGAGTTGTGAGTCCTGGCGTTCCACCGGTGGTTGTCGGCGTGGTGATTTCTTCTACGGGCGCGTCGGGATGTAACGCAGCGAATTCGGCAAGGGCCTTCGGACCCTTCGAACTTGCGGGCGGATCATCACAATAGACGTACTCACGTGGCATCCAGTACTTGGAACTCCACGATGTATTCAACGCATTCATGCCGTCTAACTCGCGGACATCATCCGCAGACAAGTATCCGAAATTGCGTCCGCCGTTGTAGAACGATGCACGGCTCGCAGCATCGGGCCACCTAAACCGCTGTGTATCGAAATACGCCATCCGGCGCTGTCCGCGCGTGTTTAGAAGTTTCATCCACAGTTCTTGCTCGATATTGTTGATCCATCCGCCTAAGCAGTGGGACAGAAATTCCTGACCCGTCTGTTCTGCGGTGGTTTTTCCTTTCGATTCCTTGTCACCAAGCATTCTGGCAGGCACGCCAAAGATGGATGCGACCTCGACTCGCTGAAACTCACGTGCAGCCAGAAATTGCGATTTGTCCGCGTCGGTTGAAAGTTGCGTGTACTTAATGCCGGGTCCGAGCACGGCGGTCGAGTTGCCACCTTCGCCGCCGTAGGATTCACTCCACTGCCTTTTGAACTCTTCCTGTGCTTTTCCTTCCAACTGTTCAGCAAATGTAATTATTCCCAGCGGTACCGCGCCGTTGCCGAAAAACTTTGCTGCCAGTTTGTCCGTGGCTAAGCACAAACCGATTACCTGACGGCACATAAAAATGGTGGCGAGTCCCAGCCTACCGTCCATCGAAAGGCCACGAATGTGAATCATGTTCGAAGCGAGTATCGTTCTTGCGTGGTTGGTCTTTTCCACTGGCAGGCCGTCTTCATCCACGTCCTGGTGTCCGGCATTGCTCTCGTAGTACAGGCCGTATGGGCGCACCGGCTCGCCTTGAATTATTTCAGTACGCGCGCTCCGTACAGGACGTGTCTGGGCAGGATTCAACGGCCAGATTCCAGTTACTTCGCCACGTTGGTTGCGGCGAATTTCGCTGTAGTGATTCCCAAAAAGTAGCGCGTGCAGCATCAACGTCGCCTTCCACGTGTGCGCAGTCATCTCGGGATTCGGCGATTTCATAAAAAGGTCGTACAGGTCATGGTCTAAGTCGGGAGTCTTATTCTCGCGGCCATTCACTTGCGATACTTTCAAGATGCGCAGCGGCAAACTGGCAATCGCATTGGCGATAATCCCCACGCACGCGAGCACGGCTGGGCACTGTAGGGCTGTGATTTCTGAGACTCTGATACCGGCAGAAGTCGCCCCGGACCACATTTGATCGAGAAGCCATTCTGGTGGAAACGCGAGCGGCGCTTGAATATTTTCAAGCGAACTTCGAACTTCTGTTGTTTGTATTTCCTGTGACATTCTAAACTCCAGCGGAGTTGTTTTTTAAGAAAAAAAAGAAGGGAACCATCCAGCGGACAGTTCCCTCCGGTTAATTGTTTTACGTCTTAGCTGTGGGATTGCAAATATGCAACCGCATTCGGCTGGATTAAGTTGCTATCACAGCGACTAAAGCCCAGAAAGCCTACTTGGCCAAACAGATTTGTTACACGCCTTGCGGCGCGGGCTAGTCATTTCTGCTAGCCTCACGTGGTTTCTGTTCCCACGTGCTCGGACTGTTGCATCAAAATCCCTTAAGGATTTCGTTTCTCCGCTCAGTCTCTCACGGTCCCCGAAGGGTTCCGCCTCGTTGCCATTTCAGGGTTCGAGTCAATCAGGAGAAATTTAGTGCGGACAAAGGTCAATCAATATCCGCATAACGCTCTTGGAGCCTCAGCACTGACATATCGCGGACTCTGCGAATGACAAAATGGCTAAAATCGCCAAATATCATTGTCGTAGGGTTCGTGGTAGGAGCCGCAATCGGCATGGACTGGTTGATTACAAAAGGATATCCACCAAGTCTGTCCGGTGCGTCTGAGGTCAAACCGGGAACCCAAAGCGGACGCCCGTATTTGTCCAAAACTTTCTTCAGGGCAGTCAGCGTCACATCGTTCAACATAAATTTTCCGTTGACACGATATGCCGGATCGACTGCGCCAATCAGCGAAAAAATATCCGAACTGCCGATTGTGCCGTAGGCCGCTTGTCCTAGACCATCGTTCTGGTTAGAACCAATGCCTACAACGTAAGGGGAGCCGTTCGTCTGGGCAGCGGTCAGGATACCGGTAGGAACTCCTGCACCACTTCCCGTAGTGAAATACGCCTCTTCGCCACGTCCAAACCTTTCGGCGAATCTGTCCATAAGGTAGGCGTCAAAATTGAACGCGCTATCTTGTAGCAGTTCCACCGAAACACGTACGACTTGGCTAGTCAGCTTGTACGCGCCCAAAGGAATCGAGCCAACCGAAACGGGTAGCTCGCTCACCTGGGTGTTTTCGCCGACTACCGTTGCCACGTTGCCTGTGTCATCACCGGTTGGGAAAGGAAGCACGGCTCCCGTTTCTGTCGAGATGACGCGGCAAATATTGCCGTCTAGCATCGGTGCGTAGTACTTTTTCCGCTGGTCGATTTCAAACATGAACCCAGCCGGAACTAGGAACCCACCAGCCGTGCCTTCGGAGTATGAAATCGACTGTGTGCCAGCGAATTGACCTTGGCTATCAACAGTGCGATGTTCCACAAGCCGTTGACGGTCACCCTGGCTTACACGGTCAAGGCCCAACCGCATGGCCCTAACAAACGACATCCGATATTCCTGCTCTGCCTTACTCTCGCGACGAGCGCCAAAGTTGTCGATAACGTGGCGAGTTTCATACACGGTTTCGACAGTTGACCTCTCTTCGTTTTGAATCTGCGAGACAAGGGCTTCCGCTGCGGCCATCGTGTGATCATACGTTGCACGATCCTCAACAGAAATCTTGTCTTGGCGAAGAATCGCCTGGGCTTTAGAAACCAAAGCTCCGCGCTCTTGCCTCAACTGCACACTTTTTACTGACATATTCATTTGTATCCAATGCTGATTTCGGTGCACACACCCATGCTGGGCGCGTCGGTTCCGTATTTTGTTTTGGTTGGAATGTCCAGCGGACAATCTGCCGTAAGGCACTGCGCCAAAAACAAACGCACAACTATGCTGTTCTACTCACTCACCAGCGGTGAGCGTTTATTTCTTTACCATGTCGCCGTCAAGAATAAGCTCCGTATGAATGTTGTAGAGAGAAAGATACGCTCTTTCAATCCACTTAGCTTCAGCACGGGCCTCTTCAAGACCAATCGCTCCCTCATTCCCGTCGGGAATTCGAAAAGTGGTTGTGTTGGTCAACTTATTAAACTGTCTAGCTCTCGTGGCAATAATCATTTTTTGAAAACGCTCTGGGCATCCAGCGGGTATGTCCGGCCAGAATGTGGGTTGAGCGTTTGTCAAAAAACTTTTGACTTCTCTCGTTTCAATTGACAAAGGATTCATACTTCACCTTCTTTCCCGCTGAAGTTACTCAGCGTGAAACTTGAAATTGGTTCGGACGCCAGTCGCCGCGCTTGTCGGGAACGCATCCGATTTGGACATCCGAACCTTCGGCCATACTTTTCGAACGTTGGACCGAACTTGAAATAAAATTAGTAGCGTTGACGGCCCAAAGGTCGCGAAAACCCTGCCAGCATCAACACCGGCGCTCCGGCTTAGCTGCGCTTCTCTACGTATTCAGGAGCCGCGAAGAATTTTCGCAACCCACGCAAAGAACTCTTAAAAAATTTGGCGTGAACCGGCTTCTAGGTCGTCAAGGTACCTTGTCTAGCAATTCACGCCACGTTCTAGACACCACGTTTCGCGTACGTAGCAGGGCAGTAAGCGGAGAGTCTCACTACCCACGTACAGGAATTTTTAGAACACGTGCGCCCAATGCGATCCTTCACGCTCTTGGGCATTGAACTCCAACGTTGCCAGCATCCGGCGCGCAGCCTCAATGTCATCTAGCATGTTCGCAGCGTCGGCATTTCGGTGTTCTGCCACTAACTTTTGCTGGGCATGTTCGAGAAGAGCAACCTTATCGCGTGCTTCCCAGATTTCAATTTGAATAGGTGACGCCATGTTTAGTTTTCCTTTTCCGTGCGCGCTGCTGCGCAATTCGGACATTCTTGGTAAATGAATTCATCCTGTTCGTATCCATCGTCAGTAATCTGTACGTAAACGCGGCCAGC